GACGATTAATAGACAAAGGCTCATTCGATAATTGATTAGACATTAAATCCTTAACATTAGTAGTAGCAGTAACCACCATAGGTTCAATCATGACCTTACCTTTCATGTCAGCGTTAGCGTTCAAAGCAGCCATTGTCATGTTATTCAAAAACATAATAACGGGCAATGTAGGTGAACCATCCGTGCGTTCTAATGCAGTATTACAAATATCATCAAAAATAACTCCCTTATGATGGGTTGAAAATTCCGATTGATATTTATCTTCCATATTCAATGAAGTGACTGCACGTGGACTGTAATCAAATCCATTGGATTGAAGTACAAAACGAGTCAAAGCATTAGCAATCGCAGATTTCCCGACACCAGATCCACCAAAAAGGAGTATACCATAAGGCTTCTCACGGATACCTTCCTTCTTAGCTAAGGTACGGGACGTTTGAATTTCACGCAAAATAGCTAAACGAGTAGAGTAATAAGCCCTCTCATTATTTTTACAAGTATTCAAAAGTGATAAAGTGGTCACAATACATTCGTGAACACGACGATCATATGACTCATCATCAATATCAGCCTTACGGCCCATATCAATTCGAGCTTTTTGGGATTTGATAAAAGTAAATTCGTCATCATAGGCGCTTTAAACTTCGGATTGGAAAAATAAATCAATGTTTCCAGATTCCAAAACAAGTGAAGCTTTAGATAGAACTAGTTTACCAAAGGACGCAACTTTCTCAACCAACTGCACAACAGTAATTTGTTGGCGTAAAGGTTCAGAAACAAACATTGACATTCCTCGAAAAGAAATATCAATTTTCTTCAAAAATCCTAATGTGATCATCATACGAAGGAGGTAATAAAATTCGGCAAAAATTTCACTTTCCTTAAATAATGTCCAATACTTCCCAAAATCCGGAAAGCTAATATCGGGCAAGGAAAAATTAAATTCAGACGCAATGTCACGGAACATCAACCAATGGGCACCAAAATTATCTAGTATCCAATCGGGCGCATCAAACGTGAAATCAACTGCATCTTTAATGCCAAATTGAGACTTTAGAGGTTGATTTGCGTTACGAACGCGTTTC